GCTATTCCCCTGACCCCACCCCCTATTTTATTAATGAAACTTCTATTACAATCTACACGTCTGCTAACGCAAACGATAAACTATGACCACTGACAACAGTGACGTTTTGCACTGCAGCACCATCTAAATTACTAATATACACCAACCATGACGGAAATCCAGCCGCTCCATTTAAAAATGCTTCCGTATCCAAGCGTTGAACTTTCATCTTACGATACTCTTCGAACGAATCACCGGGCTTGAGTATAATTTCCTTCTCCATTACAGGATTATAATAATACTGATTATAATCACCAGCATCTTGCATACGCCATATAGTAGGTTGATTACCACCCAAAGACGTTATCCAATCGATCAACGGCACATTAGTTCTGACCAAAGACGCGTAACGTGTTATATTTTGTTTAGGATACAACAGTTGCAATCTTACTCTAATATCAGTCGTATTACCCAACGGATTAATCATACTAAAGTAAAAAGTACCACCACGAATAATTATATGATCAGGAGCTAACGTAGGCACACCAGACCCCTGATTAACAGGTTGCATACCACCAGCTGAAGTCCAGAAAGGCTGAGTGTTACTCATAATTTCTAAATCGGACCAATTAGCAGTAGTATGATTACCAGGAGTACTTAGACCAGTAGTAGCCATAAGAATACTACGGTATTTCTCAGAAGTTAACGTATTTCTCCACAATAGATTTCTCCATTGTCTTTTTTTGAGCATACGACCCTTCGTATGGAAATCAGTAGGAGCAAGAGTCCTAGTACTAAGACCAACAGCTTTTTTTGATCTTCTTCTTCTAGCCATCATTCTTCTTTTTTTAATAAAACGATTCTTACAAGGCTTTCCGCCATAAACTCTTTTTCTTCCAGTCATAGCCATGAGGGAATTCAGATCAGAGTAATTCTGATTTCATATGTTATCTATTTATAGGCATCGCCACAGCAGGGCTAACGGCCTGAACGCGCCTATCGGCGCGTTCTGAAACGGCCTGTCCGGGGGTAAACCCCTCTTCCGCTCGCTTTGCTCGCTCCGTATAAAATACAAGAATACATACGGGCTCCGGTCTCGTTCACACGAAACCTTTCTTTTGATAAGCACACTTCTTTTAAACCATTTCTTTTATTATCATTCTTCGCATAAGTGCGGGTAGTTGTACATTAGGATCTCCAGCAAAGCTGAATACCTTTTCAGGATGAAAATTACTTGTTACAATAAAATTAACAGCATAAAGTGGAATCATTCCACCTTTTGACTCAACTAAACATTTGTATCGGTCAAACCACCTCAAGAGGTGATTAATATCGATACCACCAGGTCCAAAGTCATCTATGATGACGTCTTTCTCTAAAGCATATTCGTTCCACCACTTGGTGCGAGGGTCTTTGACGTACGCTTGCGGGAGCGTTTCATGGGCCTTTCGAGACTTTCCGACGCCCGGATCTCCAAATATCCAGGTGACAGAGACGTCGGATCTGTCCACAGCGGGCTGGAGGGCATAATAGTTTCTGAGCATAGTAGCTCCTGAGAAGTACCACGTTCCGGGGTTTTCATGAGCAAATCGGACCATTCCTGATCGTCCATCGTCCATATAGGAAACAAAGGATCTGGCAAGATCGGCCCGAGAGGCTGACTTACCTGAGGTAGGGCGTTCACCGAACTCTGCAAAGTCTCCGTCTTTTGAACAATATCGAAAATTTGAGTCTGCATCACCTGCTGCGACTTCGATATGGCAGCGAAGGAGATATCTATCCTTGATAGTTGAGAAACGATATGCTTTCTTAAATCTGATATAGCCTTGAAGATGAGGAGTTCCCGTCTCGCCAACTTCTCTTCCAATGACTGCATAGGATGCTTCTTCGCTGCACACAACTCGTAAAAGCTCGAGTTCTCCATCTGTATAGTTATTCAGAGTAAAACAATACGATTTCTTTGGAGTAGGCATATTCACAAATGAACATACACACTACTCCTTTTATAATCCCAAAGGGGGAGGGGGGGGAATAGGTAATACTA